CCTCTCTATTCGTCGGCAGCGTCAGATGTGTATAAGAGACAGGGAGAACAGGACATCTACTTCAAGCGGTTTGAGCGTTTTTTTCAAAGTTTTATCTCCAAAAAATAGTTTTGATGATTTTTCACGTTACTTGCTCCTTGTCTTTCTTATTGATACCAACGGGATCGGATTTAAACCGATCTTTTTTATTTTTTTAACGAAAGGGGTGATGGAAAATCAATAAATTGTCACTAAAACAGCAACGTTTTGCAGATGAGTACATCATCTCTGGCAATGCTACTCAAGCAGCAGTTAAGGCTGGATATAGCTCTAAATACGCTAACACAAACGCATCTAAGCTACTACAAAACACTACAATCAAATCTTATATTGACGAGAGGCTGGCTCAGCTTGCGTCTAATAAGGTCGCAACGCAGGAAGAAGTACTCACTTATCTGACCTCAGTAATGCGAGGGGAAACTCAAGAACAAACTCTATGTAGCATTGGCGAACTCGGACAGGAAGTTATTGACATTGATGTCGGAGCCAAAGATAGAATCAAGGCTGCAGAACTTCTTGGCAAGCGTTTCAGGATGTGGACTGAGAAAGTAGAAACTGACATCACACAAGCGGTTGTGATTGATGTGGGTGATTGGGATGACGATAAGACTTAATATCAACCCATCGAAAGTATTCAATAGGCACATCTATGACCATCTGTTTGATTATGACACATTCACAGAGGTCCATTACGGTGGCGCTTCGTCTGGTAAAAGTCACGGAGTCTTTCAAAAGATCGTCATTAAGGCTCTGAAAGATTGGAAGAAACCAAGAAAGATCCTTGTACTTCGAAAGGTCGGTGCTACTGTTCGCGATTCGGTCTTTGCAGATGTGCAAGCAACATTGTCATACTTTGGCATCCTTAACATGTGCAAAGTCAACATGTCTGCATTTCGTATAGAGCTGCCGAATGGCGCAGAGTTCATCTTTAAAGGGATGGATAATAGCGAAAAAATAAAGTCTATTAAAGGGATCTCTGATGTTGTCATGGAAGAAGCGTCTGAGTTCACTCTTGACGATTATACACAGCTCACGCTTCGTCTGCGGGATAAAGCGCACAAGCAAAAGCAAATATACTTAATGTTTAACCCAGTCTCCAAAGCGAACTGGGTTTATAATGCTTTTTTTGTTAAAAAACCGAAAAACACAGTCGTATATCAGACGACATACAAGGACAATCGCTTTTTGGATGCTCTCACAAGAGAAAACATCGAAGAATTGGCAAATCGTAACGAAGCGTACTACAAAATCTACGCTTTGGGCGAGTTTGCGACTCTTGACAAGCTGGTTTTCCCAAAATACACGAAAGCCTTGCTAAATAAGGACGATTTGAGACAAATCACATCCTATTTTGGCCTTGACTATGGGTTTATTAATGACCCGAGCGCATTTATGCATGTGAAAATCGATGATGACCGTAAAAGGTTGTATGTTGTCGAGGAATATGTAAAAAAAGGACTGACAAATGACAAGATCGCAGAGAGTATTACCACCCTTGGGTATGCGAAGGAGCAAATTCGAGCCGATTCGGCTGAAAAGAAATCGAACCAAGAGCTTCGCAACCTTGGTATCAGTCGAGTTATCGATGTCAAGAAGGGTGCTGGTTCAGTCATGCAAGGAATCCAGTACCTTCTACAGTATGAGTGGATAGTAGATGAACGATGCGTGAAGACTATCGAAGAGCTGGAAAATTACACATGGAAGAAGGACAAGGCTACAAATGAGTACATCAACGAGCCTGTAGATAGCTATAACCACTGTCTGGATGCGATAAGGTATGCGATCCAAGACAAGATCACTAAATCAAAAATCAAAACATTTAAAGGGGGCTTTTAATTGACTAAAGTCAGAATAAACAACAAGCGACTGCTCACTGTACCAGTAGACACAGAAGTGACTGCACAGATCGTAACAGAAGCAATTCGCTTGCATTTGAGTAGACTCGTACCAACCTATCGAGAGAATGAAAATCTATACTTATCAGATCACAAGATCCTGCATAACAGAGCTAAAGATGCATGGAAGCCTGACAATCGTCTGGTTGTCAACTATGCAAAATACATCGTTGACATGTTCAATGGTTATTTCATCGGCATTCCAGCCACTGTATCACATGACGATCAAGTGATTAGTGATTATGTAAACGACTTCCGAAAGTTTAACGACATGGAAGATAGCGAGAGCGAACTATCCAAGCTGGTTGATATTTTCGGCCATGCATTTTGGTATGTGTACCAAGACGAAGATGCAAACACACGGGTGACATACAACAGCCCGATGAATATGCTGATTGTACACGACAACTCTGTTGCAGAGCGTCCTATATTTGCTGTACGCTACATGATCAACGAAGAGACAGGAGCTGGAACTGGTGAGGTTGTGACCGACAAGGAAACAATCTACTTTACGCTTGATAACGCTGGTGATGTGCATTTTGGTGAACGCACAAACCACATCTACTCACATATTCCGATTATCGAAGTAATCGAGAACGAAGAGCGCAGAGGGATCTTTGAGAGTGTGAAGACACTGCTTGATGCACTTAACAAAGCAGTCAGTGAGAAAGCAAATGATGTTGATTATTTCGCAGATGCTTACTTAAAGATCATTGGCATGGAGTTAGACGATGAAGTAAGCTCCAGTATCCGTGACAATCGTGTGTTCAATTTGTGGGGCGAAAGTGGCAGTCAGTTAGATGTTGACTTCCTGCAGAAGCCAAACGCAGACCAGACACAAGAGAATCTTATCGTGTTGTTGCGTGATGCAATCTTTAATATCTCAATGGTTGCCAACCTATCAGACAAAGACTTCGGTAATAGCTCTGGTACAGCTCTTGCATACAAGCTACAAGCAATGGACAACCTTGCGAAATCAAAAGACCGCAAGATGCAGTCTGGATTCAATCGATTGTATGAGGTTGTCTTATCAGTACCAACTACGCAAGTACCAGCAGATGCATGGTCTGAACTTAATTACAAGTTTACTCGTAACGTGCCTAAGAACACGCTGGAAGAAGCACAGATCGTAAGTCAATTAAATGGCCAAGTGTCAGATGAAACGAAACTTTCTGTCTTGTCTATCGTCCAAGATCCTAAAGAAGAACTTGAACGCATGGAAGAAGAAAGCAAGAAAGACAGTGAACTGTATCAGCAAATGGCTCTAAATGAGCGTATGAGCGATCTTGCAATCAACAAGGATGCAGAAGAAGGCGACAAAGAAAAGGACGGTGTAGAGGATGACAGAGATCGTCAGACAGAATAGTTACTGGCGCAACCGTGTTGAACTAGAGCAGAGAGCAGCGATCAAGCGTGATGAAGATTATGCGACTGAATTAAAAAAGATGCATGATTACTACTTCAACGAGATCGATAAAGAAATTAGAACATTCATCAATCGCTACGCTGAGAAGAACGGAAATATTCCGTATTCTGAGGTTGTAGCACGACTTGATGCGATGGATGTTGCTGCATTTGCTGAGAAAGCCAAGCGATACGTTGAAGAGAAAGACTTTGGTGCGATAGCTAACAGAGAATTGGCTATTTACAATCTTAAAATGCGAGTATCAAGGCTTGAAGCTCTGCAACAAGAGCTAGACTTGCAGATGATTGCTCTTGCGAACGAGGAGGAGAAGAAGACAGGCGACTTTTTGAAAGAGGAATACTTGCAAGGGCTAAAAAGTCAAGCTGGTATTTTGGGAGTGTCAGAAGGAGCTACAGTCTCTACTGCGATGAAACAGGCTATAGATCGCAACTTCAATGGTGCTACTTGGTCTAGTCGTATTTGGGATCGTCAAAATGCTCTGCGTGATATCGTAAAGAAAGCAACCGCAGACTTGCTTATCCTTGGTAAGAATCCAACACAGATTATATCGAAGCTACGCAAAGAATTTGGAGTATCTGCCCATCAAGCCAAACGCTTGGCAGTGACAGAGGGTTCACGAGTTGCAATGGCAGCGCAAAAAGATAGTCTGGAATCACAAGGATATGATGAATATGAGTACATCGCAGAACCAAGTGCGTGTAAGATATGCGCTCCGTTCGATGGTAGAATCTTTAAAGTGTCAGAAATGGAATCTGGACGCAACTGCGCTCCGATGCATCCATTTTGTCGGTGTAGTGTTGCTGCTCATTATTCAGGCTTCGGTGAAAAAGTTAAACAGCAAACCAAAGCTGTTGATAAAGTAGAAAAAGAGGAAACTCACAGCTTCGGAGATTCTTTTGGAAAAGGTTTAGATTTAGCGCAAAAAACATTACAAAACTTTGTTGACAACGCTAAAAAGTGGTATAATAATCACATAGAAAGTAGACTGACACCAGAAGAAATTGAATTTTCTAGCCATGTGCTGAAAAAGGTGATTGACAACAGTGCATATTCAATGCGCTTTAAGTCTGCAAATATTGACAAACTGATAGAATCTGGAAAATTCATGAATCAGTTTGAAACTGGCACAAGCGGTGGGACTGTCAACACGAAGTACAGAAGGCAAGCCACAAATCAATTGTTTGGTTTGTCTGGCAAACGCTTGAAGAAGCCTGAGTTTGAAAAGTATGGCTACTTTGGGAACAAGGACGCTTACAAAGATTTTGCCTACAACTTAACAAGCTATAACGGTGTTTTTCAATACGGTGATGTTATCATCCATTTTAAAAAAGATAAAGTGGCAAACAAGACAACATTCACAGTAAATAACAGTCTTGGCCCTGCAGTTTCTAAAAAGCTTGTTGCAGATAATCCAAACAGACCAAATTTGGTTGGTATCGACAATAGGGTGTTGAAAGAAAAGGTAGATTTGCTTAAAACTGGCAAAATCGAAACACCAGAAGAAGCGAGCAAGGCTCTTGGTGTGCGTTATCTCGAAGTACAATATCATGGTGACGTTAATTTATCAGATGTTTCAAGTATGTACTTTACGAACACACCAAGCGAGAAGCAAATCCAATCATTGAAGGAATTTGGTATTAACCTGTATGTGAAAGAAGGTGATCAATTTGTTCAAATTGAATAAAATCATCGGTGTCGATGAATCGAAAAATAATATATTGGTCACTCTCGAAGATGGCCGTTGCGCTCTAGTCGATAAAGAGAGAAAAGGCTTTGTTGTTGAAATCCTTTTAGATTCTTTTTATAAGTGGATGCCTTTTCCAAATGAACCAACTGCAGAAGATCAAGCAGAAGCTATTGAGATCTTAACAAACCCAAAAGGATTTGGATTTGGCCCTTTGGCAGAAGAATATCTCACAGATGAAACGCTAAAGCACGAATTTGATGCCATGAAGAAGGATGCAGGTTACGCATATTAAATATATAAAAAGTCGTAGATTTACGGCTTTTTTTGTTTGTAAAAAAGTCAAGTGAGGTGATGCAATGAATATCTGGAATATCGTATCAGTCACTGCGGGGGTTGTTTGTTTATTTCTTATACTCTTGTTTGGGTATGCGATGACAATCGGGCTGCTGTCAGGGATTGATGAAGTTAAACGCAAAAACAGAGATTGAGAGGTGATCCAATAATCTTGGCTTGCAGGAATAGTCTGCTATTTTATCGCATAATCCAACCAGTCGAAAGGTTGGTTTTTATTTTGTCCAAGCATTGAAGACTTTAAAAGCTATGGAACACAACGCAGTCGGGGACGACTTAAAAAATAGGAGGTTCGCATGAACAAAGAAACAGAAGTAGTCGAAACGGTTGAAGATGTTGAGAAGGTAACGGCCGAACCAGAAGGACATCAAGAAGAACCGAAAGACGAAAAGAAGTACACGGACGCAGATGTTGACAAGATCATCAACAAGAAATTTGCAAAGTGGAAAGAAGAAGCTGAAAAAGCTGAGAAAGAAGCTGAGAAGTTGCGCAAGATGAACGCTGAGCAAAAAGCAGAGTATGAAGCTAAGAAACAAGCTGAACGCATTGCCGAATTGGAAGCACAACTCAATCGCAACGGTCTCGAAAAAGAGGCTTCCAAGATGCTATTTGAAGCTGGAATCACAGCTGATGAAACAGTACTTGACTTTGTAGTACGCAATAATGCAGAAGATACACAACAGTCAGTACAGTCACTCATTGGTCTCGTAAATACTCTTGCAGACGCAAAAGTACAAACGATGCTAGTTGGTAAGACACCAACCAAGCAAGAAGAAACTGGTCAAGGGATCACCAAGGAACAATTCCGCAAGATGGGCTACCAAAGCCGTAATGAACTGTTCCAAACGAACCCAGAACTATATAACCAACTGAAAGGATAATTAATTTATGCCACAAGGAATTACTCAAAAAGCTACTATGGTAGTGCCAGAAGTCATGGCTGACATGGTATCAGCTAAATTGCCTAAACTAATCAAATTCACCCCACTCGCTTACGTTGACAACACACTTGTAGGACAGCCGGGCGACAAGATCACTGTACCAAAATGGGAATATGCTGGAGATGCAGCAGAAGTTGCAGAAGGTGTAGCCATCACTTTGGATCAATTGACTACTAAAAAGTCTGAAATGACAATCAAAAAGGCTGCGAAAGGGTATGAAATCACAGATGAAGCCCTTCTTTCAGGTCTTGGAGATCCAATCGGACAAGCAGTTTATCAAGCATCACTTGCTCTTGCTAACAAGATCGACAACGACCTTGTAGAAGCTGCGAAAGGCGCAACTCAACACGTAACTGAAACAGCTACTACTGTTGACAACTTGCAAAAAGCCCTCGACATCTTCGAAGATGAAGACGATGCGTCTTATGTTGCCTTGGTTAACCCAGCGGACGCTGCTGCTCTTCGTAAAGATGCTGCTCAAAACTGGACTAAAGGTTCAGAACTCGGTGCTGAAACAATCGTAAACGGAACATTCGGTGAAGTCCTCGGTGTTCAGATCGTTCGTACAAACAAAGTGGAAAAAGGTAAAGGCTTCCTCGTAAAAGTCTCTGCTGATGCTACTGATACAGACGATGTGAACAAGTATGGTGCATTTGTTATTGCATTGAAACGTGATGTAATGGTCGAAACTGATCGTGACATCTTGAAGAAAGCAACTGTCATTACCGCTGACAAACACTATGGAACATATCTCTATGATCCATCACGAGTTGTCAAATTCGGTGAATAATTTCAAAAGGGGGTGACAACGTGAGCATGCTACTACGTTATCACTATCAACAGAGCGATCCAGTTGAACCAGAAACGGTTGAAGATGTCGCTTTGGATGATATGACGCTAAAAGATTTGAAATCTTTAGCTAAAGAAACTGGTGTCGAAGGTTATTCCACGCTTGCAAAAGCTGAATTAGTCGAGGCATTGAAAGGATGATTTGATTATGTCGTACATTGATAAAGTAAAGGTGCTGTTGAATATCGAGGACGACTTGCAGGACAAAATGCTTGGTTTAATCGAGGAGATGACAACCCAGCATTTTACTGCCTATACTGGAGATTTTGGAGTGCCAGAAAAGTTTGATTACATGATTATTGAAATCATGATCGAACGATTCAACCGCATTGGATCGGAAGGTTGCTCTAAGAAGACGCTCGAAGGTTTAACTCTTGAATTTAATCAAGATGATTTTGCACGATTTAACAAGATCTTGAAACGTGAGTACCCATCTATCCTTGAAAATCGAGGATTTAAGATGCTATGAGAGAAAGCGAACGTGTTGAACTCGTATTTCAGGCCGAGAAGCCTAAATATGACCCAGAATTAGGACGAATGAGCAACGCAGAGCCTACTAAAAAGGTATTACCTTGCTTTATTTCTGAATTAGGACTGGAATTAAAAGTCAAACTGCTTGATAAAGTCGATGTAGATGCAAAAGTCTTACGTTTTAATCACGTTATAAATGGCCCTATATCGTCCATTGTCATCGCTGGAAAACGTTATAAGGTTATCAGCCGAAAGAATCCAGAACGACGCTCTACGGTCTTGTATGTAGCCGAGGTGATGGGTTAATGTTTGACATTGATATTAACGATGGAGGGGCAACCCTCTTTTTTGCGCAAGCAGTTAAATTTGACGCACACGAGATCTTAAAGGATCATGGCTCACGCTTGCACAGACGAGCAGTGAGAAATGCTGTCTTCACTCGTGGATATTCTACGGGTGCTACAAGGCAGTCTATACATCTTACTGTTGGACGTGATGAAGCAAGAGTGAAAGCTGGTACAGATTATTCGGGTTATGTCGAAGTAGGAACACGCAAGATGGAAGCTCAACCGTACATGGGGCCAGCGCTGGAAGAAACTATTCCAGAGTTTGTTGCAGATTTAGAGAAAGGAATGACAGGTAAATGAAACAGCCAGATCAACAATTATTTGACGAGATTTACAAGCGTATTTCTTCGCTTGGCTATGATATTTATCTAGCTCTACCCGATATGTCTGCAAAATATCCATTTTGTGTGATGGGTGATACGCATTTAATGCCAAACCCTACCAAATCGGGGTTGATTGGTTTAGTAAGTACAAGAGTCCATGTTTGGGACGATATCAACAACCGCAGACGATTATCAGACATGATCTATAAAATCCAAAATGAATTGAGCAAGATCAATCGCATCGAGAATAGAAGCTGGTCGATGGGCCTCTCTAGTAATAGTCAAATCATTAAAGACAACAGCACAGAAGAAACTCTTTTCCATGCAGTTATTGACATGGAATTTAAATTTGTTTAAACGAAAGGAAAAACTAAATGGTATTAGAACCACAAAAAGGTAAAGATCGGATTTTGATGTTCCGCAAAAAAGGCGACAAAACTGCTGCAGCAAAACTTGCTTTGCAAACTGAACACAAATGGGAGTATGAACGCAAAACAGATAGCACAAAAACCAAAGATGGTGCTATTTCGGCTGCTGGTGGATTGGAAGTTACACTCTCAATCGAAGCGGTTGCGTCTCGTGACGAATTGAATAACATGCTTAAAAACTCTGTAATCGAAGGTTACGAGTTGGAAGTATGGGACATCGATTTGAAGGGCGAAAAACAAGGTGCAAAATACCCAGCATTGTATGCTATCGGTAAATTGAGCAAGTGGGAAGTGCCTGCCAACGTTGAAGATCTCATCACTTTGCAAACTGAAATGGCAATCGATGGTAAACCAGTACCGGGATATGCAACACTTACTGCGGATCAAGAGGCAGAGGTACTTTATGCATTTGCTGACACAACTGCAATCACCGGATAAGCAGCAATAACTACGAGGGCGAAAGCCCTCTTTTATTTTTAATAAAAAAACACAAAGAAAAGGAAAAATCATAATGAAAACATTGACAATTAACGAACGTGAACACGAACTATCTTTTGGTATTGCATTTATCCGTGAACTTGATAAAAAATTCTGCTCTAGCGTGAATGGAATGAATTTCGGAGCTGGTGTCCGTTCTGCGGTTGTGTATCTCTTGGATGGAAACCCAACAATCTTGGTCGACATCATTCAGGCCGCAACTATCACGAATCGGAGCAAACTATCTGAAAAGGATATTGAGAAATGGCTTGAAGAACAAGATGATCTCGATGTTGTCTTCGATGATTTTTTAACATGTTTCAAGACCTCAAAACTGACCAAGAAGACAACGATGACGATCGTGGAAGCGGTGGAACAAGCCTAAAGAAAACCACGGTCGAACTCACTTCTGAACAGACTTATGAAGACTTGATGGCAACTATCTTCGCTTTCTTTGGTATCACAGACTATGTGACTGCTCAACGCATGACGCTGAAAGAATTTAATATCAGACAGCGTGCAAGAGATATGCAGATGCTAGACGAGGAAAAGAGAGTGTATTTGCTCGCTTTTCAGATTCGACAAGCACAAGCTAGTAAGAAAGATGGAAGATATATCTTTGAGAAGTTCGAAGACTTTTACAATGAAGAAGAACGACGAAGAACAGTCTTGAATAGATCGCAAGGCCCTGCAGTCAATCAAGAACTGATAGAGATTGCCAAAAGACTTCAGAAGAGGCGAAAGGAAGGAGGTATAGATGGCTGATAAGTCCTTTAAAGTAGAAGCCGTGCTGAAAGCCACTGATGCAGGTTATTTTGCAACGATGCAAAAAGCAGGCTCTGCGGTCGAAGGTCTCACGCAAAAGGCTGGAAAAGCTGGTTCCAATATCTTTGGATCGCTTGAAAAAGTCGGCAAAGGGATGACGATTGCAGGGGCAGCAACGACTGCAATGGGTGTAAAAGCAGTTAAAGGCTTCGGAGACTTCGAGGCCTCACTCAACAAGGCAGCTATCGTAGCTGGTGGCACATCTAAGGACATTGAAGGTTTAGCAGATGTAGCCAACAGAATGGGTAAAGACTTGCCACTGTCTGCACAGGATGCAGCAGATGCAATGATTGTCATGGCCCAAAACGGTGCCAGCCTAGAAACTATTAAAAAGATTTTCCCAGCAATCGCACAAGCAGCAACTGCCTCTGGTGCCGATTTGGTCACAACTGCTGGGGTTGTACAACAAGCAATGAACGTTTGGGGCGATAGCATCGGATCTGCAGAACAGGCTGCAGCCGTATTAACCCAAACAGCAAACGTATCTAATGCATCTGTCGAAAGTATGGAGCAAGCCCTCTCTAACGTGGCAAGTTCTTCTCGCTTGATGGGCGTGGATATGAAAGATGCATCTACTGCGATCGGTCTGATCACTAATACTGGTATGTCTGCAGCACAAGCATCGCAAGACTTAAACCACGCTATGCTGAAGATGGCAGCACCGTCTGATAAAGCAAGCAAGCTGATGAATAAACTTGGTTTGAGCTATACAGACGCTGCTGGCAATATGAAGCCGTTCAAGCAGATCTTGATTGAAGTAAACGACAAGATCAAAGATATGTCACAGTCCGAAAAGGCTGCAACATTGAAGACTTTGTTTGATACATCAGGGATGCAAGCTATCAGCCCATTGCTTGATAGTATTTCAAATAAAACCAAAGACGCTACTAAATCATGGGACGCTGCCAGAGGATCGCTCGAAGAGGTCTCCCGTTCGCAAGGTGATGCTGCCGCTTGGCTTGCTAGACAAGCAGAGGACATGCAGAATAACGTTGGTTCCAAGCTTGAACAAGTTGGGGGATCATGGGAAGCCTTGCGCAATAAGGTTATGGCATCTAATAAAGGGATGCTCACAGGCTTATTATCTGGGACATCTAAAACCATTGAATGGGCCACAGAGAGCGACAATGCAGTTGCCAAGGTTATTCGTGGCTTTGTCGGCATGTCACCAGTTATTGGCCCTGCAATGACTGCGGTCGGTACAACGATGATGCAGACTAAAAATATTGTGTCTGGTCTCGGTTCTGCTTTTAACATTTTAAAAGTTGCAATGACAAATCCGTGGACTTATGTGATCGTCGGACTCGCACTTGTTATTAAATACTTTGTAGATTTATACAAGAGTAGTGAAACCTTTAGGAATAAGGTTAATGCAGTAGTAAAATCTGTGCAATCAGCATTTTCTGGCTTGATGTCTAAGATGCAACCAGTTATCGATGGCATTAAGAAAGTGTTTGGCAACATTCCAAATGCTGGAGGCCTTGCGACTGCAATTGGTGGTGCTGGGCTTGCTCTCGGTGGTCTATTCGCTCTATTAAAAGGAAACCCATTCAGCGGATTTTTTAACAAAGCAAAAGCATCCACTAGTGCTGTAGAGGGCACATTCCGTAGGTCAAACGGAGTCATTAAACAGATCTTTACTGGCCTTGGCGAAGGCGTTAAATCAGCTCTTTCAGGGGTTGCTATCGCTGCAAAAGGCATCGGTTCTGGTCTTGCTACTGCGTTTCGTGGTATTGGGCAAGCACTAGCAATGGCTAATCCAGCTAATATTCTTGCTCTCTCTGTTGCTATTTTGGCAGTGGGGGCTGCAATGGCTCTAGCTGGTATGCAAGGCGCTGGAATCGCTCAAATTCTACAAGGAATTGGTAGCGTGATTGAATCCGTTGGTCAAGCGTTTGCTAGTGTAGCAACTGCGATCATCGGGGCATTTGCACAAGCTATTGTAACAGTAGCGCCTGCAATTCAAGCGTTTATTCCAGTTATCAAGGCAGTTGGTTCTGCGATTGCAGAAATCATTACTGCTGTAGGTGGTGTTGCCCCTCAATTGGCTGTATTAGTCAATGCATTTGGTACATCATTCAGCGCTATTATTCAAGCAGTAGGTTCTGCAGTCCAACAAATTGCATCTGGTATTTCTCAAATCGTGACAGCACTTGCTCCGATCGTAGAAACTATCGGAAATGTAATCATCAAAGTCGCTGAAATTATCATGACGAACTTGCCACCAGTCCTACAAGCGGTAACTCCGCTTGTGGAAGTTCTTGGTAAGGTCTTCACGACCACAGCACAAATCATCGCAGACGCAGTCGTGCGAATCATTCAGGTATTGCAACCAGTCATGCCTTCTGTCGCACAGATCGCACAAGCGGTCAGTCAAGCGGTATCTTCCATTGCACAAGCGTTCTCTAGCATTGTAGGACAGATAGCACCTATTATTAATAGTCTTGCGAACCTGTTTACAAGCATAGGAAATGCAATCAAGACTGCATTGAGTCCTGTCACTCCAATTCTTCGAGAATTTGGGAATGTGGTTAATTCCGTGTTTAAAGGTGCATCTAATGTCATTAAATCGTTTGGACAAGCAGTAAAAAGCATCTTGGACGGTGTCTCTGGTGTCATCAAATCGATTGGTGGGGCTATCAAGGACGCTGGTGAAGGGTTCAAACGTTTTGGACAAGGTGTGAAACTCGCAGGAGATCACGGGCTACAAGCGGCCGCTGGTATCGGTGCGGTTGCCACAGCGGTTCTCGGACTCGGTGCTGCTTCTGCTGGTGGTAACTTAAACGGATTCCGTGCTGACTTGGATAAATTAGACACGGTGATGTTCAAGATTGGTAGTCGCAATGTAGGATCTATCTTTACACAAATGGCCTCTGGTATGCGATCTGCAGCCTCTGCGGTCAATCCACTTGCAAATGGCCTGCCAAAAGTTGCGACAGCAATGACTACGATTGGCCCTGCTGCAACAGCATCATCTAGTGGCATCCGTTCATTTGGCACAGGATTCCAACAAATGGCATCCGCTGTTACTCGCTCTGCAGTGATGTTTACAATGCTAAACAGTCAGTTTGCATCATTCGGATCTGCCATCATAAATGCTACATCGTCATTGAGTGGATTTAACACAATGATTACCAGCGTGCAATCTGGATTCACGTATATCATTCAATCGATCACATCCTTTATCTCGGTATTAACAAGCCTTGGAAGTAGTATCCGTACAGTTCAAACGACTATAGCGCAACTTGGTACATCAATGGTACAATCTGCGTCTGGATTCTCACAACTTGGTAATGCTATGCGTACAGCTATGTCACAAGTTGTTACTGCGGTTAACACTGGAATTCAGCAAGCTAGATCTGCGTTATCTCAAGGATTTGCAAGCATGAGTACAGTTGTGTCGACTTCGATGAATAATGTGGCAACTAGTGTCAGAATGGCTATGACCACAATGAACATTTCTGTCACACAAGGAATGACTCAGATTGGTGCATCTATCAGAACCTCCATGACTTCTGTCAGCTCTATGATGCAAGCGATGTTGAATAATATTGTGACGACTATTTCAATGTCATTCCAGCGAATGACCATGACGATCACAATGGCAATGATGCAAGCAAGTATGGCTATCCAGTCGGGAATGATGCGCATGGTGTTGACAATGACTACCAGCGGTATGCAAATGGCTCAAATTGCACAGCGGACTGGCCAACAGATCTCGCAAAATATCACTAACGGTATTAGAAATGGTGTCGGTAGCGCAAGAAGTGCGATGCACTCAATGATGCACGCTATCCAAGCAGTTGGAATGGCTGCGGTTGGTACAATGCGTTCTGTCGGTAGCATGATTGGTCATGGTTTGGCACAAGGTATGTATTCTGCTCTCGGTGCAGTAACTGCTGCGGCAAATGCACTCGTTGCACAAGCAGAACGTGCTGCGCAAGCAAAAGCCAAGATCCACAGTCCATCACGGCTGTTCCGTGATAATGTCGGTAAATTCTTGGCTCTTGGTGTGGCCGATGGTATTGACCGCAATGCATCAGAAGTATCAAAATCAATGGAGAATTTGATAGACGATGCATCGCAATACACTGCAAGCAATCCTCTTGGCTCTGGATTTGATTACAACGGTGTAATCAATCACGAGATCAAAGAAGCTGACAGCCAAAATAAACCAATGCAATTAACTCTTGAATTGGGTGGTCGTGCCTTCTCTGCGTTCGTAGAGGATATCACTACTGCACAAGGTAAGAGAGAACGAATCAGATTAAAGACAAGTCCTCTATAAAATGAGGGCTTTGCCTTTTTTAGAAAAAATGAAGAAAGGGGGAAAAATGTATAATTTCACAGATACAAACGAGATTTTAAAAAGCTATGAAATGGGAATCCAGACTACTTTCAACGGCAAAACGCTAGAGCGTGAGCTTACGAACGCAAATGGAGCATTTCAGACTGTCATGATTTCTGGTCGTGGTGTCGTAGACCAAGAACATCAAACTGTTGATGTGACTGGTCGTGATGGTAAAGTCTTTAGGCGCAAGTCTTACAAAGAACGTGAAATTGAGATCACTGCTTTAATTTCTGGAATCAATAATTCAGCTTTTCGACTGCAATTTGAAAAACTGAATGAGCTACTAGATACGAATGAGCCAAGTGATTTATTTTTTGGTGATGAACCAAATCGAATCTATAAGGCACAGTTTGAATCTGCAGATATTCCAGATGAAGAAAGCAATCAACAAATCATTAAATTGAAAATGATCTGTTACGATCCGAAAAAACTCACGGACAAAAAGACTGTTACTAGCAATCAGGTCAATTATGCAGGAAGTAAAGAAACATTTCCGAAGATTTCCTTCACGGTTGGCGTGAATGTCAAAGAAATCAACCTTTTACATGTTGAACAACAGAAGTATATTCGACTGAAAGGCACATACACACAGGGAAATCGCATTGAAATTGACATGAAAGAACGCACGATCAAGTTGAATGGCAGAAATGAGCTTAAAAATTTTGACATGGTGAACAGCAGATTTTTCTCTTTGCAAAAAGGGGCTAATACATTAAGATTGACCCCATCGAGTCAGTTAACGGTTGAATATAGTGAGGTGTATCAATGATTTATTTATTTAATAATAAAGAAGAATTGATCCACATCATCAAAGAACAAGATCTGATCGAATTTACTCATAAAATCGAGATCAACACATTCGACGCTGCAGAATTTGAACTTCCTATTGAGGCAATCGACAAAGAAATCATTGAAGAAATGCGTTTCTTTGGATTCTTTGTGCGTGGCCGTCAATTTGGGGTATTTAAAGCCTACGAAGTGACCACGACTGACAATTATGTTGTCAAAGGTCTCGACCGTGCAGAGAGCGACTTACGAACTGTCCGAATCATTAAGGATAAGCGACTGCAAAGCGTGACTGCTGACCAAGCACTCAATGTAGCTTTAGAAGGCACGGGCTACCAGTTGGGCGAAAGGGAAGGTCTTACCAAAGTAAATAAGACTAATTTCTACTATATCAGCCCTCGTGAAGCTCTCGTGAAGATTATCGAGGCATTTAATTGCGAATTCCGTGTACGATATGAGTTTGTAGAAAATAAAATCATCAATCGCTACATCGATCTATATCATCGGCAAGGCTCGTACTCTGGTGTGCAATTCGAGTACGGGAACAACGCTCTTGAAGTCACGATGGAAGAAGACTCTGACAATGTTGTCACTGCTCTTATTGGTCGTGGTAAGGGTGAGGAATCGACAGATTCAGAAGGCAATGCGACTGGTGGATATGGTCGAAGAATCGAATTTACTGATATTGTCTGGACAAAAGCGAGTGGTAAGCCTATTGATAAGCCCGCTGGGCAAAATTACATCGTTTTAAATGATGATATTGAAAACAAGGGGCTTTATCAAAATGGTGAGCTAAAACATCGCTGGGGTGTGTTTGTCGATGAAGAGATCGAAGACAAAGAAGTCTTACTTCAAGCGACATATCAAGAACTTTTGAGGCTCAACAATCCTATTCGTAAGTACAAGGCAAGTATCTTGGATCTACGGGATGACATCTGGCTTGGAGATCGTGTTGCGATCGTCAAAGATTCTGCAAAGCTCTCTTTTGAAGCTCGCATCTTCTCGATTACGATTGACAAACTCAATTTTGACCAGTCAGAAGTAGAACTCGGTGATTACGAGACTCTAAAGAGTCAGTCGCAAAGTAGCTCTCTCAATGCTATCAAGGAAGCTGTCAGAGAGTTATCAGAAGAACAAGAGGCCTACAATCGAAAAGTCCAAGAAATGATAGATCAAAAGAACGCTGAAATTGCTGAAAAAATGCGTGTGATGCGTCTCGATATGGACAATGACATTGAAGATGCCAAAAATAAGGCTGAAAAAGTAAAGCAAGAAGTTGCTGCCAAAGTTGATGAAACTGTTAAGGTTGCAAGTCAAAAAGCAAAGAACGAAATTACACAAGAGTTCAATGCGCAATATGGCGACATCACTGTCAAGATGGAAGAGTTAAAGTCTACTACCGACCAGTTGAAAACTAGTGATGTGGACATCAAGAAAATAATCAACGACTTCAAAGATCAAACACAAAGCCAATTTGTAGGAGTCCAAGGCGCACAATCACGGTTTGAGCAGACTACAGAAAAAGCAATCTCTGACCTCACTAATGTAGCAAATGGCAAAGCAGATCGCTCTTATGTTGAACAGACAGTGAATGGCATCAAAGAAGAATTCACCTCAATAGGTGCTGGTGGTGGTCCTAACATGCTCAGAAACTCAAGAGCAGATGAGGAGTTGAAATATTGGACTGAAGCAAATAACAGATTAGCATTCACAGCGCATCAATTCTACTTTAATGGCCAGAAGAGAATGTTTGAATTGCGCCCCGGTGCAGTCGTTAAAAGTCCACGTTTCATTGTCAAACAAAATGCAGACTATACATTAAATTTTTTAGGATTTGACAACAATTCAAAAATGTTCAAAGTGTATTTCTGCAAACGCAGAAAAGGTTCAATCTCTGACTTTGAAGAAAAACAGCTAATCTATGATGGCAAAACAAGATGGACAGATGGACCTGTTTTAGATGGAAACAGAGCAATCAAGAAATCATTTCAATTTAATGTTGGAAATTTTGATGATGGTTATCTTCAATTTGAATATGAACGCAACAATCCAAATAAATGGGGCGGCCTATTTTTAACAGAACTTGATTTCTACGAGGGTACAAATGACCGTTTGTGGCAACCAGCCCCAGAAGATCAAAATTATCTGGTAGAGCAAGCACAAGCAACGTTTGAGCAGACTATCCAAGGTCTATCTACTCAATTAACGAAATTAGAGACTAAGACTGGCCCAACCGGTGAACTTGAACAGCGCATGCTGACATACTCTGAGAAGGCTGCTGTGGACGCTGTAAACGCAACCAGACAGATTTTGGGGCAAGGCTATATAGCGAAATCTAAGTACGATGAAGATGTAGCCGGAATCACAAGAAGGCTTGAAGATTTAAAGCAAAACAATGACCAAGTTATATCTTCCAAGATTGCTGAATACAAACAGACAGTAGATGGGCAATTTACAACAATCACCAATCAAATGGGTGACATGTTGAGAAAAACGGATATCCAGATCACATCAGGTCAGATATCATTCGGTACAGGTAAGACTATCAACGGACGAACCATCAGCTCACTACTTGTACAAGAGCCAGAGTCCATTGCCTTGATAGCTCAATTGATCAAGGTGAAAGGTGACATGGTAGTTGATGGATCCATCTTGGGCCGTCACATTGCGAGCGAGAGCGTGGAAACTGGGCACATGAAGGCTGGATCAGTTACTACACCGGTTTTGGCTAGTAATGCAGTAACAGCAGACAAGCTACAAGTTGATTATGCTTTGATTCAGAAACTGCTTGCTAATCAAGCATTTATCAGAGAACTGATCTCGCAAAAAGCCTTTATTACGCAACTCGCTTCGATTGACATTTCTGCAGAACACGTCAAAGGCGGAAGACTAAGTGCGAATACCGGATCAACAGTTTTTGACTTGGATAACGGAACGCTGAATCTGTACTCAAATACAGGCACAATTCGAAGAATTGATGATACAAACTCTTCTCAATTTATAAAATTGACAAAGAGCGGATTTATCGCAGAGCAATTTCGTGATTCTAATGCAGCCTTGATGGTAATCGGGACGAATCATAACAAAGATCCAAAAGAGGTAGAACGACACGACAACGAAACATTCGCTGGCATTCGGCTATGGTCAGGTAAAGGGAGCGGTAAAGAAGAAAGCCTTACAGAATTTGTGGGCGACCGTGTACTTATCTATAATAATGGTCGTTATCGTAGTCCTTGGAACTTCCACGGAAATACAAATGACGGGAATGCCTATTTGATACCGATGAACCAAAATAATGTTAAGCACTACATCGGCCGTGGTGACTTTTTCATTGAGGGGATCTATTCAAAACATTTCTATATGAGTGGTGGACGAGATATAGGTCAGTATCTCTGGGATCTTTTGACTTGCTTCGGTATCATGAAACGTTATGGGCAGATTAGTGGAGCCGCTGGCGGTCACGTTCAAGGTGTGCTTGATAAATATGGATTTAGATAAGGGGTAATTAATGAACGAAAATAATTATGTAGCAATCATCGCAGAACTAGCAAATCAACTAGCTAGTAAGTCAATCACCGAGGCAGAATTCAAGATTCGTCTTGCTGAATCACAGCAACTTGTAGCGCAACTTGCTAAGGAAGTTGAAAGCTATCGCTCTGTCCTAGAGTCTGATAAAGACTTGAAGGACCTGTTTGAAGAAATTAAAACTAAAAACGAGGTAACTAAATAATGGATTACAAAGTACAATTTAAATCATACGATGCAGTAGCTAACACCACCAAGGTAGCAATCAAGCAAGACTTTCCTTATCGAGTATTTGAGGAAATCTTACCAACAAACCGCATGACTGAAGATGATGCGACACTGGTTGAAGCAGTATTAAACATCGTCCGCATGGAACTTGATACATCTGGTGCAGTCGTGGCAATCAAGAAAGAGCTAGACAAATCTGTCGAAGCTAATAATGATGCTATCGCTAAGATCCAAGCTCTTACCAAGGACAACGAAGAAAAAGCGAACCAAATCCAGAAGATCAAAGAAGTGGCAGAATGGAATGTATTGGCCCGTGTGACCGATGTTGAAAATCCACTTGATCCAACTGTATTTAAGCGTGGTCTTGAATTGGTGGATCTTGGAGAAACTGGTAAGACTTACCAACCACAAGAGATCTTTACGGTTGAAGATCCAAGCCACACAGAAGCTTTCGGAGAAGGTAAGCGTGTCATGATCCAAGTAAATGAGCCATTTACTTACCAAGGTGAGACCTTGGATCAATTGAACAGCCTTTACCAAAATGGCAAAATCGGCATCTGGAAGTGGACCAAACCAAAAGAAGAGAAGGAAGAGAAGCCAGGACAACCTTCTGGTGACCTTGAAACTCAACCATTGGCGACAGCTACACCACAACCAGTACTTTAATTAGAGAGGGGCGTGATCTATGATCCACTTTACACCAGAAGATATCTCGATGATGGTCGGATTTATCGGGATCTTACTTGGAATTTACGGTAATTTTAAAGGAAGTGTCGTGGCACAAGAGAAACGCATGGTCGTTATCGAGAAAGACATTGAAAACATGCGTGATTTCCGTTTGACAGCAGTGAGACGACTCGACAACCACGATGAACAGAATAAGTCTCTATTGATCCTCGCAGAACAGGTCAAAGCCTTGAGCGAGGATATGAAAGAACTTAAAGCATTAATTCAAAATAAAAAATAATTAAGAGGTAATATTATGAATAAAATTAACTGGTCTGTACGTATCAAAAATAAAAACTTTTGGCTTGCAATCGTTCCAGCGCTTGCATTGCTTTTTCAAGCATTCGCAGATATCTTTGGTATCAAATTGGAATTCGGACAAACCATTGATAAAATCTTGGTATTCGTTAATGTGTTGTTCGCCTTCTTCGTTTTGGTCGGAGTAGTCAACGATCCAACTACTGCTGGATTGAGCGATTCAGAGCGTGCTTTAGGTTATGAAGAGCCTAGCGAAGATTAATATGTTTTTACTGGCTACTATCTATTTTTGGATAGTAGCCTTTGATTTTAGAAAGGAGCAGTAATGGCTACTTTAAATGATATTTTAGGATATGCAGAAGGGTTAGCAGATGCTGGAACGGGTGTATCTATGAGCCAGTGGGGTATGCAGTGTGCTGCACTACCTAATGCAATCTCTACGTACTTTTTTGGAAAAACCCTTTGGGGCAATGCTATTGATCTACTCAATTCGGCCCGTGATTTAGGCTACGAGGTAAAATATAACCAGGAGGGGAATCTGGACAGTAAACCAAGATCCGGGGCTGTATTCGTTATGGATACAACATACATCTATGGCCACAGCTATGGGCATACTGGTATTGTGATTGAAGATTCAGATGGATATACCATGCGCACCATTGAGCAAAATATTGACGGTAATGAAGATGCTCTGTATGTTGGTGGCCCTGCACGATATAACACCCGTGATTTCACGGGCATTGTAGGCTGGTTCTACTTCCCTGTAGATGACCAACCAGCGCAAGTGAGTGCTATCGAGCCGTCAGAACCTCTTACAGTCGATTCTAGCGAATTTAACGAGGAAACTGGTACATTCACAGTCGAAGTCTCTGCGCTTAATGTACGTTCTTCTGCAGGGCTTTTAGGTGATATCGTAGCAGTCTATACCGCTGGTCAAGAGATTAACTATGATGGCTGGTTAGACAATGACGGTTATATCTGGATCACGTACATCGGAGGATCTGGAAATCGCAGATATGTGGCAGTAGGTCAATCGCAGAATGGTAAACGCATCACAGACTTCGGCTCATTCGCTTAAAATGAGGAGGATTTAATGGCACTATTAAATTCTACGAATCTAAAGCAATTTGAAGGGGGGGCAGTCGTCAAGCAAGGCGACTCTGCCTCTCTGTTTGGTTATGAGCTACTGGATGAAAACATGCGCCCGATCAGCGAGCTGAATGGCAAGGATGCCACGATCAGGATCTTTAACCAAAAAGGAAAGGCCACATTTGAAAGTAAAGTGGATAAATCCAGAGTCACTTTAAAAATCGAAAAAGCCCTTCCGATCGGATCCTATCTGGTTGAAGTCGTTTGCGGTGGCTATATCTTCCCAAGTGATCGCTCAACACGTTTAGACGTCACCCGTTCAGCAGACGAATTTACAAGCGAGGAAGTATTATCGCTTGTAAAAAATGATGTTAAAACTGAAATTGACAAGTATATCGCTGAACATCCAAACGGATCACAAACGGAAGAGTTGCCAGACCTAACAGTACTATACAATCTTGCAAAAATTTAGAGAGGAAAAATTATGACTTTAAATACTGAAAAATTAACATCATTTGCTCAAGCTGTCGGTAGCGACATCAAGGAAATTAAAACCACACTTGCAAGCAAAGCCGACAAGTCAGAACTTGGACAAGCTGGAATCACACAACAACAACTAGACACGGCTATCGCTGGTGTCAAGACTGCCATTTTAGGCGATGGAGTACCAGAAGAATTAGATACTCTCAAAGAGATCGCTGACCGTATCGCAAATGGTGCAGGATCAGCAGACCAAGCTATTGTGTCTAAAATGACAGAGCTTGGCCAAAAATTCACTGACCTTGAAAATACTGACTTCGTACAAATCTATACAACGGCTAAAAATACCCTCTAAGGAGGTGCTGAATGGATAAATTAAAGAAAGCTATAGAATCCATTGGTCGTGATATTGGGGCGCTTCAAGCCAACCAAGGCGGAGCGTTACAGACTACCAAAGCTTACGAGTTATTTCCGACTTATGCGACATTACAAGCACAGATGACCACCAACATCAAAGAGAAGCACGTAGACCTTGGACTTGATGCCCTGATAGATGATAAACTTAAAAATGGCGGTGATCCATTTGTCACACGCTCAAAATTGCCAACGATTGACACAAGCCAGCTTGCGACTAAGAATGACTTGGAAGAACTCAAGCGTAAGGTCGGAACGGGTGGAAGTGGTACAGGCACGGAATTGAAAGGCCAAGGCTTTCCGTACAATCTGAATGCTGACATCGGTACAATTTATACCGATACGACAGCAAAGAACGGAGCGGTTAAATGGATCAAGAAAACCGCTGGAACTGGATCTAACGCTTGGTCTGTCTTGTTTGGTGATGTCAAACACAAGCCAAGAATTTCATCGAGCCAAAACAATGCATATGTTGAGTTTAGACGTATAAACTCGACGGTAGAGGTCGGCTTCGGTGGTCTATCGTGGGGTTGGTTTGGGATCGTGAGACGAGGTGCGCCCAGCTACGTTCCTCAAGGGTCAGACAGAGAGCGAAACGTGGTTATCTTAAACGTCGGTGGTATACCCGTCGGTTTTCGTGCGACCAGCTCAAAACTGGGTATTATGACTAACGACAAGGGTAAACGCCTTGGCACTTTCTATCTGGGTGGGCCGGGTGACGGCAACCAGCTACGCTTACAATTCGATGACCCCGTGCCAACTGATCGAGATATCGGAGATTTACGATTTACTGATATGTCCTATATCACAGATGACCCGTGGCCAGAGACTATATAATAAGACACACACCCTCCCAATTCGGGAGGGTTTTTTGTGTTTATAACGGCAATTCCAAAGATTGTCGGTTATAACGGCCATCGACTGACTACGTAATTGACTACGTTTTTATTTAATTGAGTGATATCTGTCAGTATCTAAAATACGGTAAAATCAACTAACAACATCTAATAGATATCTAATGGTAATCGTTTTAAAATTTTGGTATAAAAGTAAAAACCCTTGTGTATCAAGGGTTTTCGTATGTTGACTACGTTTTTGACTACGCTTCGAGGAATTTTAATAAGCGATCTGCAACATCTGACCGCTGTTTGTCATTTAAGTGTGTGTACATATCGAGTGTTGTTTGGATATTTGAGTGACCCAATCTGTCTGATATCGTTTTAGGCTCTATACCAGCTTCAAAGAGTAGGCTTGCGTGCGTGTGTCTCAGACTATGCACGCTAAATTGTTTTAACTTATGTTTGCCAAGGAAATATCGCAGTTCATCTCTGAAATGTGCAAAGTCGAAGTAGCCACCCTTTGTATTAGTGATAACAATGTTTTTCGATTTAACACCATATTTAAAAAACAGCTTCTTCTGCTCTAGCTTCCAATTTTTTAAAATCTGTACCGTACTATCGTCTAGCGATATCGTGCGTGCGCTACGTTTGGTTTTAGGGCTTTGAGTGGATAGCTTCCCATTAATTGTAACAAGTGTCTTACTAACTGATATCGTCTTATTTTTAAAATCAACATCAGACCATTCAAGGCCTAGCAATTCCCCTCGCCTCAATCCAGTATAGGCCAGCGTATGCCATGCAGTATACAGGACAGGTCTGGCATCTTTCTTCGCCAGCGTGAGAAAATTGTTTAATTCTTTTTTAGTGAGTGCTATCTTTTCTTTCCGTGGTTTCTGCTGCTTTGGTCGTATGATCCTATCGACTGGATTGGTCTGGACAATATCCAGATGCACAGCATACTTAAATACACGATTGATGATTGATAGATAATTTAAGTAAGTCACGTATTTCTTACTCAGTTCAATTACAATCTTCTGCATCATGGCCACGGATACGCTATCTATTCGGATATCTTTAAAATGATTCTCTATGATCGCTTCAAGATAATTCTTTGTATTTTGATATGTCGTAGGCTTCACAGTCGTTTCATAGCTCTCTAACCACATATCAGCTACTTCTTTAAACGTAGGCTTGCTGGAATGGTCTGTAAATCCATTCTCTTCCACGGATAGCAGTAGCTCTCGTTCTGCTTTTTTTGCTTCTTTCTGCGTTTTAAACCCTCTACGGGTCGTGCGCCTCTGCTTGCCAGTAAATGGATCAACACCAAGATATGCTTGGAGCATATAGCGTGTTTCTCCGTCTTTGGTTAAATATTTCTTTATCATGACAATTTACCATTGATATGCTATACTATGGATATCTTTCTGTCTCTTATACACATCTCCGAGCCCACGAGACG